AAGCTCGGGAGCACAGAGGCTGAAGCTCAGCTCATGATTGCCGTGTTCTCTGCCGTCACCATGATGCTGCTCGGCATGTTCGGGGTGCATTTCGGCCTGTTGGTCTACGGCATGGAGCACGACACCGCCCCGCAGCACACTGCCGAGGTGGTCCCGCTCCGTCCGGCGAATGACAGCGTTGCACGTGAAACAAAGCCGGAGCCGCTGCCGTCTGTCCTTACAGTGGGGAAGGCAATCATCCCAGCGCGGGCTGCGTAGCCATCTATAGTAGAAACGAAGTAGACCATGGCAAAGGGTAAGAAGACAGGAGGACGAACAAAAGGCGTCAAGAATAGATCAACAGTAGAGCGCGAGGCATTGATTGCTCGTGCTTTAGGTGATCGAAGTGCAGGCGTCGAACCTCTTGACGTTTTGCTGACCGCCATGCGGGAAGCGTGGAACGAAGGCGACGTGGAAGCCGCAGTGGTCATTGCCGAGAAGGCAGCACCCTACCGCCACCCCAAGCTTGCCAGCACTGAGCTGAAGGGCGACGCGGACAACCCGATTGAACAGCATTCGCGCGTCGAGATGGTCATAGTGGATGCCCAACACGATACGAGCTTCGGTGCCGAGGAAGCTGGCGCCTTTGCTCAAACCCGCCCGATATAAGGGGGCCTACGGCGGCCGAGGCGGCGCCAAGTCGCATTTTTTCGCCGAGCAAATCGTTCTGCGCTGTTACGCCAAGCCCACCCGCGCGGTGTGCATTCGCGAGGTGCAGGACACCATCAAGGATTCGGTCAAGCAGTTGCTGGAAGACAAGATCCAGCGGCTTGGCATCGGCGCATCGTTCGACGTGCAGCGCGATGCGATCATAGGCAAGGGACGCGCATCTGGCTCGCTGATTATCTTCAAGGGTATGCAGACCTACAACGCCGAGAACATAAAATCACTGGAAGGGTTTGATGTGGCGTGGGTCGAAGAAGCCCAGACGCTAAGCGAGCACTCGCTTCGCCTGCTTCGCCCCACCATTCGAAAAGAGGGCTCCGAAATCTGGTTTTCGTGGAATCCCCGGCACGATACTGACGCGGTGGACAAGTTTCTGCGTGGCGCTGAGCCTCCGCGCAACTCAACCGTGGTGCGCGTTAACTGGTATGACAACCCGTGGTTTCCCGAAGTGCTGCGGCACGAGATGGAGGACGACTACCGCGCTGACCCCGAGATGGCTGAATGGGTCTGGGGTGGTGGGTATCAGATCGTCTCGGAGGGAGCCTACTACGCACGCTTGATTGCGCAGGCCGAAAAGGAAGGCCGCGTCGGCAGCTTTCCGCCGGTTACTGGCCTTCCGGTTAAGACGGCCTGGGATCTTGGCGTGGATGACTACACTTCGGTATGGTTCGTGCAGGAGCAGCCGCACAACGGCATTCTGCGGCCGACCGTGGTCGATTACTACGAAGCCGGCGGGGATGGGGCACCGCAGATCGTGTCAACCTGTATGCCGGAGGTGTTTGTTCCGCCGACGTGGGACGACGCCTTTGCAGGGTGGAACAAGGCCAAGGCTCTCGAGACGCTTGGCCGGCATGTGCCGTTCCGGTACGCGGACAGCTACCTTCCGCACGATATCCGCGTGAGGGAGTGGGGCGGTGGCGCCAGGTCGCGCGTCGAAGTGGTGCAACGCATTGGCGTGCCGAACGTGCGCAAAGGCGTGCCGGCCAACCCGGAGGACAGAATTGCGGCTGTGCGCGAGCTGCTGCCGATTGTGCGCTTCCACATGACGCCGCGCGTCAAGATTGGTCTGCAGCGGCTTCAGCGGTATCGCCGCAAATTCAACGACACGCTGCAAAGCTACACGACGCCGGAGCACGACATCAATTCGCACGCAGCCGACAGCTTCGGAGAATACGCAATCAACTGCGGTCTGACTGCGCTCGACGCAGCGCCTAAGCCAGACCCCATCAAGGCTATGTTGAAGCCTGTGACGCTCAACGACATTATGGATGAAGCCGATGTCGAGTGACGCCGGCTCCGGTGATCTTGACAAAGCCAACGAGCAGCGCCGCGTGTCGCCTGAAGCATCCGCGCGCTTTTGGGTCATGCAGCTTTCTATCTCCGATCGCGAACATCGCGATTGGGTGAAGGAAGGCGAGCGGATTGAGAAGCGCTACAAGGCCGAAAAGAACGCTGCGGCCAAGGTGTCGAAGGCGTCGAAGCGGCTGAGCATCCTGTACTCCAACACAGAGACGCTGACAGCCGCTCTTTACGCTCGCACGCCTAAGCCCGACGTGCGCCGGCGGTTCGCAGACCGCAACCCGGTTGCCCGCATGGGCGCTGACATTATCGAGCGCTCGCTGGTTTATTGCTCTGATACCTCCGAGCATGATCGTGTCTACAAGCGCGGCGTGAAAGACTTGGTGCTGCCCGGCCGCGGCGTAGTGCGGCTCGACTACGAGCCCAAGATGGGCCAAGTGCCGGTCATTGATCCAATGACGGCAGCGCCCGCCGTTGACGAGACCGGCCAGCCCGTCACAGAAGAAGCCGTCGTCGATCAGAAGGTGGTCGAACGCTATATCTACTGGAACGATTTCCGGCACAGCGCCGGCCGCACGTGGGAAGATTGGTGGTGGATCGCGTTCCGCCATCGCATGACGCGGGAAGATCTGCGCGAAAACAGGTTCGCAGACCCTGAGACGATCCCGCTCAACTGGTCGCCGGAGATGGACGACGCGCGCACGTCAGATCGGGACATCCCCGACGATATGAAGCGCGCGGAAGTCTGGGAGATCTGGGACAAGCGGGACCGCTCGCGCGTGTGGGTGGTCAAGGGCCATCCGCGCGTGCTGCGCATGGACGATGACCCCTATGGCCTCGAGGGCTTCTGGCCGATCCCGTGCCCGCTGTTCGCGACGACGGGCAACGACAACTGCATGCCGACGCCTGATTACGTGCAGTACGAGGACCAGGCCGACGACCTCGACGAACTCGAGGCGCGCATTTCGCACCTCACCAAGCAGCTCAAGCGGCGCGGCGTCTATGATGCCTCGATCGAAGCTCTGAAGCGACTAGCGCGGGCCGGCGACAACGAGTTCATTCCGACCAAAGACATGCAGATGCTGGCCAGCAAGGGCGGGCTGCCGGCAGTGTTTCAGGTGGAGGACGTGTCCGCGACGGCTGGCATTCTTTCCGAACTCTACAAGCAGAAAGAGCAGCGCGTTCAATCGATCTACGAGGTGACCGGCATCAGCGACATCATGCGCGGTGCCACCAATGCCAGCGAGACCGCGACGGCGCAGAACATCAAAGCCCAATTCGGGAGCATGCGCCTCAAAGATCGGCAGCGCGAGGTGCAGCGGTGGGTCCGCGACGCATACCGGATCAAGGCCGAGCTGATCTGCGAGCATTTTGAGCCTCGCAAGCTGGCGGAGATGACCGGCCTTCAGCCGGATGAGACGTTCGCCGCCGCCGTCGAGATGATCAAGTCCGACCGGGCGCGCGGCTATTCGATCGACATCGAGACCGACAGCACGGTGTTTGAAGATGCCGAGGCCGAGAAACAGAGCCGCGTCGAGCTTCTCACAGCGATGGGCGGCTTTGCTCAACAGTGGATGCCGCTGGTGCAGGTCGCGCCGGAAATGATGCCGCTCGTGGGTGAGATGCTGGCGTTTGGCGTGCGCGGCTTCAAGGCGGGCCGCCAACTCGAGGACGCCATCGACCAGACCATGCAGGCCATGCAGCAGCGCTTGTCCGCGCCACCTCAGCCGCCGCCGCCTGATCCGGCCGTGGTCAAAGCTGAGGCTGAAATGCAGCGCGACCAGCAAGCCCATGAGATGGACATGGCCGGCAAGCAAATGGACCTGCAAATGAAGCAGGCGGATATGCAGTTCAAGCAGCAGAGCGCGGTCATCGATGTGCAGAAGGCGCAGGCGATGGCAGACGCCAAGGTGGCCAGCGTCGGGCCTGATGGACGGATGCTGCAATGATTGAACATGAGATTATTCGCGCTGTCGCGATGACCTACGCGTACAGCACAAGACGGATCTACGGCCGCGCGCCTATCGGTCGTGACGCCACGCAAGACGAGCGGCAACGGATTGCTGAGATGGCGATTGCTGAGTTTGACGCAAGCGGCACGCCGGACGCTAACACGCGAATGAAAGACGCTTTGCTGAAGGCTGAAAAGGCAGTTCTATACCCATGAACCCGCATCTTGAGACCCGCCGGGAGAACAGCGCCCCGAAGTGCGCGACATGCCGTGAATGGGACGGCCGCGACACAGGCAAAAGCGCGGCCACGTGCGAGCGGCACATGACGATGACGCTCGACCTTGCCGTGTGCAGTGCATGGGAGCAGCACGAGGTGCTGCATGGTCAGATCATCCGGCCCGACGACGAATGAGCAACCAAAGCGGGGTTCAGGCCGCTGTCCGCGCCGTCACCGGCACCACGCTCGACTACAACGGCGACTGGTCAGCGCTGTTCGATGCTGACGGCATCGCTGCGGGCGACTGGAACGGCCGCATGCTGGCGTGGATCAATACGACGCTCGGCACGAGCTACACCAATCTGCCGGGTGCTATGCATGCGTTCGCGGTCGATCAGGGGTTTACGAGCTGGTCGGCCATGAACACGTTCGAGCTGTTTACGCCGGCTGATTTGTTTGCTGGCGGATATGTAGGCGACTGGTGGACGGCGACCGATCTTACGAAGCTGTCCCAGGACGATGCCGGCCTGACGCCTGTTGCATCTAACAACAATCCGGTGGGCCGCTGGCTCGGCTCGGTGAACAGCACGGCTTTGACGCAGTCGAGCGCCACGCTGAAGCCGCTTTATAAAACAGACGGCTATGTTCAGACGGATGGCATCGACGATTTTATGAGTTCGACGCTGTCCATTACTACGTACCCAATGACAATCGCTTTCGTGTTTGATGCGACGGTGACGGTGACGGGCAGCGGTCTGGGCATGACGCTGAGCATGGCTCAAAACGACTCAAACTATCGCGGCGTCTGCATTGTTCCGGCGACGGCGGGCATTGCTGCGTCGCGCGGCGTTGCGAACGTGTTGACGACTCCTGGTAAAACCACCGTCACTACTGGAACAAGGCGCAGCGTTTGGGGGCTTTTTGAGTCCGGGGCGCTGACGTTTTTCTTCAGTGAGGGCGACACCGGCACGAACACTCATAGCAATACGCACGGCGCGAGCACGCTGTTTTTTGGAAAAACTCGTCCGTCAGGGTTGTTTGCAGGTTTGAAAGTGCGTGAACTTTTGATCATTAACCGTTTGCTTGACGCAACGCAACGAGGACAATTGAGAGACTATTGGGGCGCCGCATGAGCCGAGAAACTTACGTCATTCGCGACGGCAAGCTGGTGCCGAAGCACTTGGCCGCACCACTCGAAGGCCGGCGGGATCATCGCTTCATGCCTGACATGGCGCCGATCGACTTGCCGGGCGGCAAGCAGCTGACCAGCCGCAGTCAGCTTCGCGAGCACGAGCAGCGCTACGGTATCAAACAGTGTGGCGACGACTGGACCGGCAGCACTAAGCCGGTTTGGTGGGACGCATGGAAACGAGGGGAACTGCGTGGCTGATCCTATGGACGTGAGTGCAGACGAGATCCCCGCGCTCGACGACACGCCGGACACGCCAGTTACCGAGGCGCGGCCGTCGCTCGACGATGTAATCAGCAAGGCGCTGGATGAGGCTGAAAGCGAGCCGTCCGGCGACCGTGCACGAGACGAGAAAGGCCGCTTTGCCCCAAAGGCAGGCGAGCCCACCCCATCCGAGGCCGGCGAGGCTCCCCCCGAGGGGACATCCGAGACCGCGCCCGTTGTAGCGAGTACCGCGCCGAAGCCAGAAGCCCAGCCGGAGATTTCCGAGGGGCACTTCCGGGGATGGGCGCCGGAACAGGTGCAGCAGTTCAAAGCTCTACCCCCGGAAGCGCAGAAGATCGCGCTCGACGTGGTGCAGGGCCGCGACCGTTTCTATTCCGAGCGCATTGCCGAGTATGAGCAGGCCGTCAACGTTGCCCGCCCGCTGGTCAACGCGCTGCAGCCCCATGAGCATCGCATCCGACAGGTCACGCCAGATCCGGCGGCCTACGTGGCGCACGTGCTTGACATGGATCATCGGCTGCAGTTCGCGCCCTACGCGGAGAAGGTGCAGCTGTTCGCGCAACTTGCGCAGCAGATCGGTGTGCCGTTCGCCCCTCCCGAGCCAGACCCGTTCGCCGATCCCATGTCACCCATGGGGCAGGCGTATCCGGTCGTTCATGACCTGCGCAACCAGGTCGTCCAACTGCAGGCGAGACTGCAGCACTTTGAATCGCAGAACAGCCAAGTCGAGCAGCAAAAACTGGCTTCCACCATTCAGGCTTTCACCTCCCAGACCAATGCCGATGGCTCGCCCAAGTACCCTCATTTCAATGAGGTTCGCGCGACCATGGGTCAGCTTCTGAAGGAAGGCAAAGCCCACACGATGGAGGACGCCTACAGCATCGCCGTAAGGCCGATTGAGGACCGCATCTCTCAGGAGATCACCCGCCGGCTGAGTGCTGCTGACGCTGCGAAGCAAGCCGCGTTGTCCAAAGCCAGGAAGGCCGCTCCCGTTCGCACGAACGGCGTGGCTCCAGGCGGCGTGACAAAGGCGGGCGGGCTGGATGCGATCATCTCCGCTGCACTCGACCAAGCAGGCATTCAATAGGAACCACTGAGCTATGCCGTCACCCAATTCATCCTTTACCGACCTCATTACCACGACTTTGCAGGGCTACTCCGGCGAGATCGCGGACAACATCACCAACCACAACGCCCTGCTCAAGTCGATCGAACGCAAGGGCAACGGCAAGGAGGCGACTGGACGCACTATCGTCCAGGAACTCGAGTACGCCGAGAACCCGAACGTCATGTGGTACGCGGGCGCCGAGCCGCTGCGCATTGACGCCTCCGAGACCATGACGGCGGCCGAGTTCAATTACAAACAGTTGGCCGGCAACGTCACGATCACGGGTCTGGAGGAAATCCAGAACAGCGGTCGCGAGGCGGTCCACAACCTGCTCTCCGCTCGCATGAAGAACTTGAAGAAGTCGCTCACGAACACCGTGGCCACGGCGATCTATGCCGATGGCACGGGCTCAAGTGGCAAAGAGTTCGGCGGGCTCCAGCTGCTCGTGGCAGACACCAACACCAACACGGTCGGCGGCATCAGCGGCACGACCTATGCGTGGTGGCGCAATTACGTCTACGATTTCTCCGCGCTCGCTATCACGGCTTCGTCCACCACCATCCAGCGCGCCATGAATACCGCCTGGATCAACACCATTCGCGGCACGGACTCGCCCGACATCATCACCGCCGGGCAGACGTACTTTCTCTACTATCTGGAGAGCCTGCAGGCCAATCAGCGTTTTACTGACACCAAGGGCGCGGGCGCCGGCTTCACTAATATTGCGTATGCCTACGGCGCCAATACCCCGGTGGTCTACGACGACCAGTGCGCCGCCACGCGGATGTACTTCCTGAACACGGATTACATCTTCATGCGGAAGGCACGTGGTCGGTGGATGAAGCCCGCCCCGGACAAGGCAAGCGTCAACCAGGACGCGGTGGTGATGCCCATGTACGCGGCCGGCAACATGACCATCAGCAATCGCGAGCGTCAGGCTGTGATCTGCGCTTGATCCAGCCCCACGCAACAGGAGACCGCTTCCATGTCTTTTCTCTCGTCTATCAACCCTACTGAGACCTACGCCAACGCTGAGTTCGCGCTTGGCACGATCGCGTCTCTCACCACGTCGCAGGGCACGAAGCGTTACAAGTTCGTGCAGTACGACACGGGCGCCGGCTCGGTCGCAGCCGTGGCCGGGAACGTCTGCTACGTCTACGCCGTCTCTGGCACGTCGGCCGGGCAGGTGCACGTGGTCACGTCGGATCTATCGGATTCGGCAGAGGTCGGCGCTGGCGTGCTGCAGTCGGCTCCAACCGATGGCCAGTATTGCTGGATTCAGGTGCGCGGCCAGGCCACGCTAAACACGGCTCTCACGGCTGGCGTTGACGGTGATCCGCTCACGCCCACCGGAGCCACGGACGGCACGCTCGACGTGACCACGGCCAGCACCGATCACATCTGCGCTGTCGCTATCGATGCGTCGGCCAAGATCGTGCTGTGCCTGTTCCCTGACTGACGACAACTCGGCCGGGCGGGATGGTCTCGCCCGGCCACAATCGAGGTGACACATGAGCGAAGTGCTCGGCAAAGTGCGTGCCAAATTCTTTCGCGGCGAGTCTGGCCGCGACTACATTGAAATCAGCATCATCGGTGACACGAACACCGTGGTTCGCAAGGTGACGCCGGCCGACACGGAGCGGTTCGCCAAGGATTGGGCCGCCTACAGCGCTGGCAATCAGGAGATTCCCATCGAGGGCTCGCCCCTGACGGATGTGCCTGGCGTGGACCTCAACGTCGCGCTCGGCTACCGGCTCAAGGGCGTTCGCACGGCTGAAGAGCTGGCCGCGCTCGACGAAGCGGCGGCTAAATCGCTCGGCATGGGCGGGCTCACGTCCTGGCAGGCGGCCAAGAACCTTATTCGCATGCGCGAGTTGGAAGCGCTGCAGGCTGTTGCCGCCCCGCGCCGCGGCCGGCCGCCTAAGGATGCCGCTGACGAGCCCGTGAGCACATGAGTCTGCTGACCATCATCCAGGCGGCAGCCGACCGCATCGGCATTCCGAGCCCGACTGCGGTCATCTCGTCAAGCGAGCCTAATGTCCGCATGATGCTGTCGCTTTCCATTCAGGAGGGCGTCGAGCTGGCCCGCAGGCACGCCTGGCAGCGCATCACCAACGAGCACACGTTTGCGACCGTCAACGGAACGGTCGCCTACGCCCTTCCGACCGACTTCGACAGGTTGCTCGAGGGCACGATGTACAATCGGAGCCAGGACCGGCTGGTCGTGGGTCCGATCACGCCGCAGCGCTGGCAGCAGATGCAGGCCAATTTGACTGTGGGCACATGGACGGCGGTCTATATCCGCGGCAACTATCTGCGGCTCACGCCGACGCCTACGGCGGCTGAGACAATCGCGTTTGAGTACGTGTCGAGGTACTGGTGCGGGCTCGCCGCCGACACGTCGGCCACGGCGCTCAAATGGGCCAACGACGATGACATCACGTTCCTTGACGAGGAGCTGGTGTCGCTCGGGGTCGTGTGGCGCTTCCTGCGCGCTCGCGGTCTCGACTATTCCGAGGCGTTCCGCTCCTACGAGGAAGCCGTGAACGAGCGCAAGGCCAACGATGGCGGCATGCGCATTCTCGACCTCGGCAATCAGCCCGGCACTACGCTGTCCGATCCGTCCATAGCTGATGGGAATTGGTCGCTTACCTGATGCTGCAGCGCGCACCGCTCCGCCCCAACGCCAAACGTCGCCCCGTCGCCCGGACCCGTCCGCTGCCGTTCCCGGTGGGCGGCTGGGACGCTGCGTCGCCGCTGTCGGCCATGCCGGAAGATCGGGCGGTTCAGCTCAAGAACTGGTTCCCGCGCCCCGGTTACGGCGAGATCCGCCGCGGCTACGTCCGGCACGCCTATGACGTCGGCACGGATACGTCGCCCGTTGAGAGCCTGATGGCGTGGAGAGGCCCAGCATCGTCGAAGATGTTCGCGGCATCAGGCGCGGCGATCTACGACGTGACAACGGCCTCGACGGCGGCCAGTTCGGCGCTGACGGGGCTCAACAACGCGCGCTGGCAGCACGTCAACATCACCACAGGCGCTGGCCATTACCTCTGGATTTGCAACGGTGCCGATGATCCGAGGCACTTCAACGGCTCGGTGTGGGCCACGCCATCGCTCACCGGAGTGACGGCTACCAGCATCGTGCACGTGAACAGCCATAAAAAGCGGCTGTGGTTCACCATCCTCGACAGCCTCACGGCTTACTATCTCGCGACTGATGCCGTTGCTGGCGCGGCCACGTCGTTTGCGCTCGGGTCGGTGTTCACGCGCGGCGGCCATTTGGTGGCCATGGGTACGTGGTCGCGTGATGGTGGTTCCGGGCCCGATGACTATGCCGTGTTCGTATCCTCGGAGGGGCAGGTTGCTCTATACCAAGGCACCGATCCGGCTAGCGCCAACACGTGGGCCTTGGTCGGCACCTACGACGTCCCGGCGCCGATCGGCCGGCGATGCTTCGTCAAGTACGGCGCGGACCTGGCGCTGATCACGCTCGAAGGCGTGTTCCCGCTGTCGCAACTGCTGTCGGTCGATCAGAGCCAGGCCGGCCGGGTTGCGCTCACGGCCAACATCTCGCCGGCATTCAACAGCGCGGCGCGGTCGTATGCGTCGGTGTGGGGCTGGGAGGCGATCGTCTATCCGCGCGGCACGCGGCTGATCGTCAACATTCCGAGCGCTGAAAACAGCGCATCCAGCCAGTACGTCATGAACACGCTGACCGGCGCTTGGTGCGAGTTCGACGGCCACACCGCCAATTGCTGGCTGGTCTATGATGACAACCTCTACTTCGGCGGCAACACTGGTTCCGTGTTCAAAGCGGACACCGGGTCGCTCGACTTCGATCAGCCTATAACAGCCACGGGGCAGACCGCCTACACCGCGCTCGGCACGGCGCAGACGAAACGCTGGCTTCAGTGCCGAGCGCTTGTGACCGGAACAGGCGCCTTCCGGCCACAGATCGGCATTAGCACCGACTTCTATGAAACGTCTTTGCTCTCGCCGGGCTCAGCTTCAGCACTGCCGACGTCAGCTTTGTTCGGGTCGGCCGTGTTCGGAACGAGCGTGTTTGGCGCTTCGGTCAATGTGTCGAGCGATTGGGTCGGCATGGCCGGCATCGGGGCGTTTGGTTCGATCAAGTTCGTCGGCCGGGTCGGCTACAACGCGTCGATTGCCGGTGGCGAGTGGAGCACGGCCACGTGGGGCGCGTCCACGTGGGGCGCCAACGGGTCGGTGGAGGAAAGCCTCGTCATCAACGGGTTTCTGGTGATGGCAGAGACCGGGGGCGCGCTCTGATGCATCTCGTGCTTGGCCATGACGCGACCGTGAACGCATGGGTCGCGCTTCGCTACGGCGTTCACGTGCAGCAGCAGCCGTCCGTCTCCATGGGCGTCATCAATCGAGACGGCGTGCTGGTCGGGGCGTTCGTGCTGACCGCCAAAAACGACACGACGGCCGAGCTTCACCTGTACGGCCGGACCAGCAACGACACGTGGCGCGAAATGTTCGGGCGCGTGTTCGGGTCGGGCGTCTATCGGCTCGAGATCCGCACGGCGAAGTCTAACCGCGCCGTCAAGAAGGCGGCGCCGAAGTTTGCGTTCCGTTTCGAGGGCGTCGAGCGCGACTACTACGGGCGCGGCCAGGACGCGCTTCGGTTCTACATGACGCCGGAAGCCTGCCGGTGGCTCAAGAGGAATCACGATGGGCTCACTCTTTCGCACGCCTAAAGCGCCGGCACCGATCAACGTCGCCGCGGTCGGTCAGCAGCAGGCCGCCGAGAACACGCGATCGGCGCAGCAGCAGGCGGCCTACAATCGCCCGAACCAGACCGATGCGTTCGGCAACACGGTCAACTGGTCGCAGTCCGGCACAGATGCCAATGGCAATCCGGTGTTTCAGGTCAACCAGCAACTGGGAGCCACAGGCCAGCGCATGGCCGGTGGGCTCGGTGGGCTGGCGGATAGGTATTTCGACCAGGCCGGCGGCTCCAGCGGCATCGATCGCGCGCTTGGCATGTACGATCAGACCATGGACCCGCGGAACGAGCGCATGCGAGCCGCAGCGGAAAGCCGGCTGCGCAATCAGGGGTTTGACCCGTCAAGCGAGGCGTTCCGCACGCAGATGAGCGACGTAGCCCTGCAGCAGAACGAGGCCCGCAACAACTTCGCGACGGGCGCGTGGGGGCAGGCCATCAACGAGCGCGGCCAGCAAATGCGCGAGCTATCCCCAGGCGTTCAATTCGGCATGGGCACCACGTCGCCGCAAATGGTCAACGCGCCAGGGGTGAACGTCGGCACGGTGGACTATGGCCAGCTCAACAACATGGCTTATCAGCAGCAGGCCAACGTCTACAATCAGCAGATGCAACAGCGCAACGCGATGTTGGGCGGGCTCTCCGGCATCGGTGGGTCGATTCTAAGCGCTCCGGTGGGTGGCGGGGCAAGCGTCGGTGGAAGCCTGTTCACGCGGCTGTTGGGTGGCGGCGGTGGTGGAGGTGGAGGGCTTAGCCCCGGCATGATTCAAGCTATGCAGGCTCAGGGGATCCCCTTGCAGCCTGGCCAATATGGGCCAATGCAGTAGGTCTAAAGCAAAACGGCGCTGAGCCACCAGCGCCGTTTCGATCTCAAGTCGAGCCCGTCAATCACGTCGGGTGCTGTCTAGTATCAAGGTACCTGCATTAAGTCAACATGACCACGCCACAGGAATTTGGCGTCGTCTTTTACGCGGCTGCTCGGGGGGAAGTGAGGCCATGACGACAGACTGGACGCCGGAGTCGGTCGGGTTCGGCCGGCAGCTCGGGACGCGGCTGCTCAACGCCGGCACGGACACCGGGCCCGCACAGCACTGGACGCAGGCGCTCGCGCGCGTGCTCCAGGCCGGCAGCGGCGCCGCTTGGACACAGCAGGCCAACGAAGGCGAGCGCGCCGGCAATCAAGCCGTGGCCGACATCTACAAGCGGGGCATGGAATCCGGCATGCCCATGAACCAGATGGCCGGAGCGCTGATGGCCACCCCGTTCGGCATGCAGCGCGGCCAGCAATTGGCCGACAGCTACCTAAACACGTCCATGAACCAAGGATTCCAGCGCGAGCAGCAGAACCGGCAGTTTGGCCACGCCGAGCGCATGCAGAACGCACAGTTCGGGCAGCAGCGCAGCATGGCGCAGGAAGCCCACCAACTGCAACTCAAGCTGATGCAGGCCAAAAGCCAGATGGAGCGTGATCAGCTGCTGTCGCAGGCGCGCACGTTGGGGCTTATCGCGCCACAAGCCGGGCCTGGCCAGCCGCCGGGTGCCATGCCCGCTCCGGCCATTACTGCCCCTTCGGCGATGCCGGCCGATCAAGGCAGCTTCGACATTCCCGACGCGCGCGCGCCGTTGCCTGGGCCGACGCCTGAGCCTGCGCCCGCTGCGGTTCCTTCTGCGCAGCCCACGCCGCCGGCTCGTGGAATGAGCCCGATCGGAGAGATCGAAGAAGAACGACGCAACCGGGCCGCCATTGCACTAATTCTCGGCAACAAAGACACGGCCACGAAAATCCTCACAGAGTCCCCCGACCGCGAAGGGCAGAAAGCCTACGATAGCGAGCTTGGCAAGGGGCTTGCCAAAGAAATGGGCGAGCTTCGCGACGGCGCGCGCAAGGCTCAATCGCAACTGGCCATGCTCGACGTAATGGAGAATCTCATCGCGTCAGGGACGCCGCTGGGGCCCGGCACCCAATACGAGCTTGCGCTTCGTCGGGCGCTCGGTGCCGCCGGCATCCAAACTAACGGGCTATCACAAGCCGAAATGTTCCAGGCGCTGGCAAGCCAGCTGGCGCTTGCCGCGCGCGACCCGTCTGGCGGAGCGGGCATGCCCGGCGCAATGAGCGATTCAGATCGGCAATTCCTTGTTGGCATGAACCCCAATCTTTCCATGACGCCGGAGGGCAATCGCATGCTCATCGGCTACATGAAGCGAGTTGCGCAGCGCAGTATCGAAGTAGCTCGATTTGCCAACGAATATGCGCGCATGAACAAGGGGCGCATCGACGATCGGTTTTTTGACCGTCTAGCCCAATGGAGCGCGCAGAACCCGTTGTTCCCCGAAGCGGCTGCTACGCAGGCACAGGGCGGTCAGCGCCAGCCGGCTGGGGCTGCATCCGGGCAGCCGGCAGGACAACCGGCGCAAACGCAGTTCGCGACGCCCGATCAGATTCCGGAGGGCGCGCGCGTCTTCGATCAGGCGACCGGCCAGCGGCTCATCAAACGGGGCAGCCAGCTAGTCCCGTTCGTTGAGCAGACCGGGCCGACAAGCGCGCCAGGCTCTCCCGCAGCTCGTGCGCAGGAACGCCGCGCAACGATGGAGCGCGAAAGCAATGCTGCATCTGATCAGCTCCGCGCTCAATTCGAGCGGGACGCCGCGTCATTGCCACCGATTGACGTAGTTAGGAAGTACGATGGCCAGCGTGGCAGCCTGTCAGGCGATCAGCTGCGCCGGCTGGATGAACTGCTGACGCGCGCCACGAGGGGCAACCGATGAGCCGGTATGTTCTGGACGCCGCACCGGAGCAAGCGCCGCAAGCGCGCTATGTGCTCGATGACTCCAACTATTCGCCGGCCTACGGTCTGTTTCAAACCGTCATTGGGCAGGGGTTGGGGTTCGGGTTCGGTGACGAAATCGCGGCCGGCGTCCGGTCGCTGGTGGGGTCGGAGACCTACGACGAAGCTCTGAAAAGCGAACGCCAGAACCTGCGCACGTTCCGCGACCGCAACAAGATCCTGTCCACTGTGGGCGAAGTCGCGGGCGGCATGGCCGTTCCCGGAGTCGGCCTCGTGAGAGGTGCGTTGCGCCCGGCAGCATCGGCGGCGGGGCGCATTGGCCAAGCGGTGGCAATTGGTGGTGGAACGGGAGCCGTGACCGGGTTCGGCCAAGGTGAGGACGGATTTGGCAACCGGGCACAGCAGGCGGCTGTTTCCGGCACATTGGGCGCAGTGCTGGGTGGCGGCATCGGGATGGCCGGTGAAGGGCTGCGGCAGATCAACCGCGCCAGGGCCAACATGGGAGAAGCCGGCGCTTACGGCCGCATTGGCGACGATCTGCCGGGTGGCGCCGACGCGCTGGCCGATCAGATTGCAGCCGGGCCGTCGCGTGCGAACGTAGCCACCAACCGACGCACGCTCGACATTCTCGGAGATGAGATGGTGCGAGCCCGCGGCGATGTGCAGGCCGCGGAACAGGCCACTATTGCCCGCATCATGACAGAAACAGGCGCGGCTAGAACCACGGCCGTCAATCAAGTTCGGCAGTTGCGCAACGTGCACGCCGACAGTGATTTGATGCTGGCGGAGTATCCGGCCGTAGCCGGCTCTGACGCGGCATTGCGCGGGCCGAATGCGGGCTTGCGCCAGGCGCGCAACGTCGATCTCGACGAGCTGGGGCGGGTGCAGGACAGCACGACCCAAGCCAAGCTTGACTATCTCGCCAACAACGGTGCGGCGCAGTCCGCCCAGGACGTGCGCAACGCCATTTCGACGCGCCAGGAGCGTCTGGCGCCATCGATGCGCGAGACGTTGGAAGGCATCGGTCCACAGGCTCAGCCCCCCGGCGGCGGTGCATCCCGGCCGGCCAACATCGCGGACGCTGAAGCCATCATCGACAACGCGCGGCAACTCGGGAGCCAGGAATATCGGCAGGCTTACAACAGCCCAGTCAACAATAGTCTGATGTTAAATTGGCTTCCCCGTATGTTGCAGTGGCACGAGAACCGCGCAGCATCACGGTCAGGTGATATCGAGCGAGCCATCCGGAACGCCACGGATCAATTCTACATCAACACGCCCAACGGCCGGCTAGCGATGGGGACGTTGCAACAACTGCAGGACGCGCGCGGCGTGGTCAGGGGACAAATTCAGAGCTACCGGCAACAGGGACGCGATGATCTCGTCAACGCGGTGCAGCCGGTCTACGAGCATATCACGCGGCTCATGACGAACATGAGCCCCCAATGGGCGCGCGCCAATCAGCGGTGGGCGGACATGAATTTCTTGCGCATGGGCGCCGAGCTGGGCGACGCCTTCGCGACCAAAGCCGGGCCGCGATTTCGCGAGCAGATCCGCGAGTTCGATCGGCTCGCGCCTGAAGCTCAAAACATCGTGCGCATTCACTTCCTTCAGAAGCTTTACGACAAGCTCGACGATCTCGGGGATACGCACGCCGTCTCCAAGCTGTTTGCAAATGACCATAACCGCAACATGATCCGCGCCTTGTTCGGGCCGGAGGCAGCCATCACCTTTACGCGCGCGGTGCGAGACCAGCGGGTTGCGGAAGCGTCGCAACGCATGATGGCCAACAGCGCCACGCATCGCCGGGGGGTGGCGCAGCAGCAAATGCAGACCGAAACCGGCTTGATGGCGGCGGTAGGGAACGCCAACGCCGGAGGTGTGCGGAATTGGTTGCTACAGCGGGCGACGCAGTTGGTCACGGAGCGCCGAGACCGGCCGATGGCGGCTATCTTGACAACACCGATGAGCGACACCGCCCAGATTGCTCAGCATCTTGCCCGCATGCGCGGGCAAGCAGGTGTTTTGACGCGGGCCGAGGAGCCCGTGCGCGCTACGCTCCCTGCTGCCGGTGCCGCCGGCAGTGCCACGGCAGCGCTTGCGCGCTATCTGATGCAGTCCGACCGCAGGGAGGGCCGATAAATGGCTCAACCACTCAGCCCCTCCGAAGCGCAGGCGCTGGCAGCGCAGCTCAGCGGGATGCCGACGCGAGCGTTTGACCCGGACGGCAAGCCCCGAGTGCCGGCCAGCGGTGCTGCAGATGTGGGCGCAAACCCGTACCCGACGCCGGAACGTCCTATCGACGTTTCCGGCGACCCGGTTATGATGTACCTGCGGCACGCTTACTACAACCCTAGCGGCGCGGCATTTGACGCGGTGGCAAGATTGGGGGCCGCACTGAGCGCTACGGGCGACGCCATGGGACCGACCGGCATGCCGCTGTCGGCGCTAGGGCGCGCTGGTTCCGGCGTTGGGAGATGGCTGCGCTACAGTGGCGACATGCCGGAGCTTGCGGCGACACGGACACGGGAAGCCCTCGCGCGTGAATTGGCAAATACGCAACAGCAGGCCGCAGCGGCGCGCCATTCAGAAATCATGAGCACCGCGCAGAACGCGCCCCCGGCGTTGACTTACCAGTCCTACGCTGCAATCAAACGGGAGAACCCCGGCATGATCCCGGCCGGGAATGGTGGACGCATCGCGCCGGAAGCCGACCCATGGGCTCCCGCCCGCATGGCCCGCGAAAGCGAAGCGATCGAACGAGGCCGGCGCTCCATGCAACAGCAAGACCTGATCAACCGGGGCGCGCAAATGAGCCCAGAGGATGCTGTAATCGGCACAGCCGACAGGTTGCTTGGTGTGGTCAGGGAGCGAATGGGGGCAGCGGCCAACACTGCGCCGGAGGTTCCTGCCGGAGCTTACGAGCGTCTTCTGGCCAACGACCCCGGCGTGAAGATGCTGCTACAGAACTACGGCATGACCTTTGATGATCTTGCGGGGATCATGGCCAAGCGCGGCTACGCCGTCCCGCCCAATGCGACTTTCAACGCCAGCGTGCTGCAGCCGAGAAACAGCGGGCTGTTCGGCGGGATGAATGCGGACGAAAAGGCCCTCCGGGACGCGCTGCAGCGTCGCAACGCGCGCCCCTTGGGTCAGGGTGACGTGTTCTGAGACTTCTCCGCAATGGCTTCCAGCATCTTCTGCTTCGGCCAGCGCTTCTGCTTCAGCGAGTAAGCGCACAGCTTCTGTGGAGCGTTGGCAAGCGCTTGGCGCACTTCCTTCGGAAGCCTATCGAACGCCGCGAACTCTGTCGTATAATCCAGCTTCAGTCCACCGGAATTGCTGTTCATGGTTGCCTCCCTCACAGAGACACTAGCACGTGCCGCCCGGCTCGACGAGTGTTGACGACGTGCGACACCTCCCGGCGCCGTTTTGTGGCCTCGCCGTCGCAGCAATTCATCATTCTTGCCAACTCCCCGTTGGTCAGTGGGCGACCAGCCCGGATGAGCGCATCAATCACGGGGTGGGGTGCCACGTTTGCTGCGACGTTTGCCACGATTTCCGGCTTTGCCAGGGCCGGCAAATGTTGCCTAACCGGCTGAACAGGGGCGGCGCCAGGGTGCCAGCCGTACATGGCAGCGGCAAACGCGGACAGTTCCAGGGTGAGGCCCAACAGGCAAGGAGCAAGCAACGCCACCAGATCGGCGGCAAAGGTCGGCTCGATGCCGAACACCAGCGACAGGAGAGCGGCAACCCGCTGCTCTCCGGCTTGCGGGGTGGCAACGGTGAGGCCGGCAATCTGTCGCTCCAGTCGTTCTATTTCGAGCTGGTGCATGCCGAGCAGGCTCCGGGTGCTCTCGTGACAGGCCCGCCCGGTGCCGCAGCGGTTCAAAGCGTCCTGCCGGCGCAGCTTCTCCGCGTCGAGTGCTACCGTAAGGGCGGCGCGCTGCTGCTCGATCACCGTGGCCGATTGCACGGCCGCGTCCCTGGCGCCGGCCTGTCGGCCGATCGTTGCGTTAAGGGTGTAGACGCTGCCCATGATGGCGGCCAGCCACAGCAGCGCGGTGGCGAGCCACATGCGGTCGTGGCGGGCATAGGTGGACAGCACTGGCAGGGCGAGGATCACGCCCCAGACAACGGGCGTGGCGCAGAGCACGACCCAATCCGGGGACGCGGCCTGCCATTCGTGGCGAAGTAAGTAGGCGGAGCCGACCGCCCAAAGGGCAACGGTCGCAGCTCTAGCGACAAGGCGCGGAGCTGTGATAGTATGGGTCATGACTGATCTCCTGGGTTCATCAGGGGTGAAGTCAAGGCCCGGCCGGTGTTAGCGCACCTGTCGGGCCGCTGCGTTTATAGCGTGATTTGCGTTGAAAATCAGTAACCTCTAGGCAACAGTTACAGCGTTGTGCGCGCGTACCCACCTAACGGCGCGACATGGCACGCAATGGATCCGGCACTTACGCCATTCCCAACACCTATTCAGACGGCCAAACCATCACGGCGGCCGTTGTCAACGCGAATTTCTCGGACATCGGCTCCGAGCTGACCAATTCCCTGCCGCGGGATGGTCAAGCCGCGATGACCGGCCAGCTCAAAGCGGCGACTGGGTCTGTCAGCGCTCCGAGCATGGGCTTTGGCGCTGACACCGATACCGGGTTTTACCGCAAGGCCGCGAACACGATCGGCGTGGTTGCTGGAGGGGTCGAGGTCGGCACGATCTCTGATCGCGGCCTCGTATCGACGGCGCAGCGGTCCAATGCCATTTCAGTGCTCGACTACATTCCCGTTGCCCAACACGCGGCGATCTACGCGCGCACATCGTCTTACGACGCCACAGCCGACGTGCAAGCCGCCATCGACGCTGCTGCGGCATCACAGACCAAACTTGTGTTTCCAGGCGGACGCATCCGCTGCAACGGCAACCTCAATGTGCCAGCGGGGAATAGTGCTGGCGTCGATCTCGAGGGCCAGGGCATGGCGTTTGCCTCGGAGATCTACTTTGTGGGCGCTGCTGTTACGACCGGCATAACTATCACCGGAACGAGCTACGCCAAGGCGCCGGCCATTCGGCACCTCACCGTCGTCGGCGCCTCCGGCGCGGTGCAGGGGATCACGATCACCAACACGACGCAGCCCTATTTAGAGCGAGTCAACGTCTACGACTTTGCCGGCACAGCCGTGAAATTCGACACTGTGATCATGCCGACGATCGTATCTTGCGTGTTCTGGTCCAACGGATCGGCCAGCGCTGCGCAAGTCGTGATCGAAGGCAGCATCGACGCGAGCACGGTACTGACGACGATCGGCATGTACATCGGCGGCGGAAACGCTGGGTGCGTAGCGGGCCTCGACATCAAACGGTTGCAGGGATGCGCAGTCATTGGTGGTGCGATCGAAAGTTGCGGCAAACTCATCCGGATCGACGGCGATTCTGCATACGACGGGCAATATTCGAGCGGCCTGAATTTCTACGGGGTTGACCTAGAAAACCCAAGTTCCTGCTTCATCGAAATCGGTCAAGGCATGTCGAGCAATGCCAACGGCCCCCGCAACATCATTTTTGACGGATGCACGGGCTATCTGTCCGGCGCCACCGGCTGCGCAAATTTTGCAGTCATCAACAATGCAACGCAAGTCGCGTTTCGGGCCGGCGCAGTGTCAACCAACGCGCCGCCCACGGGAACTTCCGCGTTCGCAATCACTGGCACATGTTACAACATTGACATAGGGGCCCATCGCTCCAGCCAGGGCGACAATGTTCCGTGGGTCACAGTCAGCGGCAGCCAGCGCAAAGACGCATCGCCTCTTTATGGTTGGATAAGCGAGCGATTAAACGCGTTGGAAACGCGAGACGCGGCGCCGCTTTTGAGCGGCACGACGCCATCGTTGCTGTTAAACGCAACGCAGGGCGGATATTACACGACCTATTACACGTTCAACGCATCGCCCACGTCGATCACTCAGTTTCTCGACGGGAGCGCATTTCAACGCATCAACGTGGTTGTCGAGGATACGTCCGCAAACACTACTTTTGTTCATCAAGCCGGTACGGTTGCCGACGCGATCAAAACGAGGTCTGGCAGCAATATCACGGCGGCGCGCGGGTTTACGTATTCGTTCATTCGTTCGACCGTCAATGGCATGTGGTACGAGATCTGAGGGGATTCACGAATGCCACGCACCACAGGCACCTACACAGCTCCGTCTAACTCGTTCAACCCTGCCGTGCCGGGGACGAACATTGACGAGGCTGACTGGAATGCAACGCTCGACGACATCGAAGCGGCGTTGACGGCCAGCACATACACAGACGGTCTGGGCTCGGCTGACAACCGCCTCTTGCGCACGGACGGGACGGACACCAAAAAAATTCAGGGCTCAGCCATCACCGTTGACGATAACGGGGTTATGAGTGGCATCGGCGGGCTTGTCGGCTCGGTGCAAAGCCTATCAGGCGCTGGCGCCGTCAACCTCACGACGTTGACCACGACACTCACCACCACGGGCGCCAACGCCTTGACACTGGCAGACGGCGCAGTCGGCCAAATCAAGATTATCGTCATGATCGCGGATGGTGGCGACGGAACGCTGACCCCGACGAACCTCGCCAACGGCACCACCCTGACCTTCGCGGACGTGGGCGATGCTGTAACCCTGCAATTCATCGGCACGGAGTGGTGGGTCATCAGCAACAACGGCGCGGTGCTCGCGTGAGCCAGCTGGCAAAGGCAGACGGCACGATCGTCGATCACGCGGCGCTACTGCTCGAGCTGATCCCGCCTCACAAGCGACACCACTTCACGACGGTGGAAGGCCGGGCAGCACTCAACGGGCTGGCCAGCGGCCTTGCCGCCCCTGCCTATGATGACACGGCATTGCGAGCCCACGTGCAGGCGCTAGAGCAGACGGTGCAGCACCTGGCGGCGCAGCTCGCCCAAGCCATCGCGCACGTGAAGCAGCACGAGGCGGACTTGCTTTCCGTGCACCATGCCGTGACCCATCACACTCACGAGACCATTCGACAGGTGGCATAGATGGCGACGCTATCCCAAGGCCCGCAGCCGCAATTTCGCAACCTGTTGGCCGACGCCATTCGGGACTACACCCCGACGCTGGCCAACCGGCTTAACGACCCGACTTCCGGAGCAGGCCTCGCGGTCGATGCCGTTGGCGGCCTAGCCGACATGCTGATCGGGCATCCGTACCGCAGCATGTCCAACCTGCTCAGCCGGCCCTACGTCTCAGGAGACCCGCAAGCGGCGGAGGATGCTTTCAACGTTGCGGGAGCGGCGATGGTGGGAGGTCTCGCGGCGCCACGGCCGCGTAACAGCCTGGGGGCGAGTGGGCGGCCTTCCGCAGAAAAAGTTACGCTGTACCATGGAACATCCCCCGAGGCGGCGGGATCCATCCTAGGGGCGCGTCGCGTCGATGGGCCGGCGTTCTTTTCTCCTTCTCGTCAGACTGCGCAACAGTTTGGAGAAGAGGTGGTTAGCGTTCCGGTTGATAAATCACAATTGCTGGTTGATTTTGATTTGCCTGGAGCACGGTTGTTAGACGTGGAAACGGCTAACGCCTATCGCGATAAGCCGGGCTGGACAATCGATGATTGGCTAGCATCAGGGCAGAGTGTCGGCGTCAATGCAGACGTGCTTTTTGCCAACGGCGGTCGTCCTGGGGCTCTGGCCGGGGCGAGCATCAACGCCCTAGCGGACAATCAGCCCACCGGCATTCGCGCCTATCATGGTTCCCCCCGTCCTGACTGGACCCGCAATCTCCGGCCGGGGGATATCTAATGAGCCTATCCCCTCGCTCGCTCGCCGCGCTGGATGGCGTGCATCCGGTGCTAGACCGGCTTGCCAGGGCTGTTGCCGAGCGCGCGCCGCCGTTTCTCATCACCGAGGGCCGCCGCACGAAAGAGCGTCAGGCGCAGCTCGTGAAGGCAAAAAAGTCGAAGACGATGAACTCGCGGCACATCACCGGCCACGCGATCGACTTCGTGGCTGTGCTGGATGGCGGCCGGATCTCTTACGACGACGCGCACATGCGGCCCATAGCCGGTGCGTTCCGCGACGTGGCGGCCGAGATGGGCATCAAGATTACCAGGGGCATTGATTGGGGCTGGGATTCGCCGCACATTGAGCTTGACAGGGCAGCGTACCCGGCCGGGGCTCAGCCTGCAATGGCCGAAGCCCTTCCCCCATCCACGCCGGAAGCCCTTCCAGCATCGGCACCGAACCCCTTGCCGCGCTCCGGCACCGTCTGGGGCAGCATCGTCGGGGCGCTCGCCGGGGCTGCCGCTTGGGCAGAGCAATCGTTGTCAAGCCTGCTAGAGTGGAGCGCAAAGCTCGCGGAGTTCTCCCCAGTTTCGGCCGCGCTTGCCAGCATGGGCGGCAACGTCAAAAGCATCTCGCTCGGCCTCGGCATCGGGGCTGCGGTCTATGTCGTGAGCCGGCGCGTCAAGGCAAGTCAGGAGGGCAAACCCGGATGACCTGGCTCCTGTCCATATTCGCGGGCCGTGGGCTCGTCATCTCGCTCATGGCGGGGCTCGGCATCATGGTCGTGACCTGGGACCATCGGCGTATGAGTGCAGCCAAAGAGGCCGGAAGACAGGAGGTGCGCGTCGAGGGCGAAAGGAAGGGCCAAGAAAATGAGAAGAAAGCCGACGCGGCTCGCCGCACTGCTGACCGGCTGCCTGCTGGCCGGGTGTTCGACCGGCACTGCCGTGACTGTAACTGATACGGGCTGCAAATCCTTCAAGTTGATCAGCATGTCAAAGCTCGACACCGAGCCGACTCGGCGCCAGATCGTCGGCCACAACCGCGCATTCGAGGCTGTCTGTGGGGCCGGGGGGGCGCTCGAGAAAGTGGCGCTTGCACCATGAATGAGCCAGCTCAGCGACTATATCAGTGGCCAGACGCAGCAGAGGCTGCACTCGATCGAATCCGCGCAGAGCAGCGCGCTCGTCAAGATCGATCGCGTCGAGAT